AAATGATCATGTATAAGGGTTGTAGCAGATGGATCAGTACTCCCTTTGGGACTAACAACCTCACGTTCGATTTCAATCAAGGGCTCAGCTTCAATGCCACCTTGTGCACCCCATTTGCCACGACGCCGTGCATTTGTTTGTCGACGTTGCATTTCATTGTCATTGGGACTTTCGCGTCGAACGCCCTCACGCTTGGGATGAAGAAATGCAAGGAGACCATTGCCCAACTTGACACTTGCATAGAGGCCACCAACCATCACAACGACCTTAGATAAAAAAGCCACACGTGGATGATCATTCAGCCACTTAGCTGTGATGCCTGAAACACGTTGCATCTCACGAACAAAAATGTTATTAGTCTCTGGCTTAAGACCTTTTAGCTCAATCTCCTTTCTCGCTTTATCAAAAACTGACGACAATGATTGATCCATGTAAGCGTTGGTCCGAACACGACAGCCATCAATAAAAACGGTAGTATCATCATCATATGGTCGACACACGCAATCAAGACAAACACCAAGTCCTGAATGAATAACATTGCATATGCGCCCACATCCTTCACACATTGTAGAGTCGACATCAGTGAAACCTTTACGTTGACCAACACAAATTCCACACATTTGCGTGGGTCCCAATGCAGCACACTCAGCACACTTGGCTTGAGCTACAACTGGTTCACGCACACGAATGGTGTTAACGAGGCCAGACAAAATGTCTCTTGAATCATCAATAACGCGCTCACGAAGGTTATGAGCATCATACCTCGCAACACACAAACGAAGAAAACCGTCCAAAGAGTATTGCTGACGTGGCATGTCTTGATTAACAGGATCACAGACAAAGAAATCTAGATGGGAAAAGTCTGATTTAAATCGCATTTGATCCACGATGCCCTTGGTTTTGCCATTGTCATTAACTTCAACAATTGCCAATAGATGACGTCGACGCCATAATGCTTTGACGTTGTTAACACGCGCATCAGGATAAGCACTATTTGTATTTAAAATAACAAGTGAAGATGAAAACAAAGTGCCCTTACGACCAATGATGGGATTGTCTAAGGAAGCCATGCGCAAAGCATATTTTGAAGTGGTAATCATTTGAAAAAGTTCCTCAATATCATGGGATTCTGGCATTTGGAAAAAATCATCCATGATAGTGCAAAATTGGCCATGATAACCGTCCCAATGATCAGATGACGAATTTCTGGAATACACAAGATTATTCTCAGTAAGGCCTTCTGGTGCCAAGACACGCGCAATCAAAGGTGTAATTGCCGA